AACCAGCACATTAGGTACAAAAATCAATGGCGTAAACGGGGGCAACACGACCTTTGGCAGCGTAACGGCGGGTGGAGGCGGGGGTGGTGGCGTAACGGGTGGCGCTGGCGCAGGGGGCGTCGCGTCAGGCGGCGATGTTAATACTAGCGGGGAAAACGGCGGTCCTTTGACTTCGTCTTCTGGCACAACAGGCCTAATTAGCGGCTATGGCGGTGCAGCAGGAAATACTGCGGGCGGCGGCGGTGCGCGTTCCCCGTCAAATCCCGATTCATTAGGTAATGGCAACAACGGCAACAATTATGGCGGTGGCGGTTCCGGCGCGACAATCAACGCCACGGCGGGGAGCCCTCCGGGAATTGTGCTATTTGGCGGCGGCGGCGGTGCGTTCGCTGAAAAGATTTATAATCCCGTAAATCTCTCGCCGGGCTCCGTTGTCGCCTATTCAGTTGGGGTAGGTGGCCTTGGGGGTGACGGTGCTACCGGCGACGGCGGCAAAGGCGCGGACGGCGTTATCATAATAGATTGGGATTATTGATATGTTCTACACAATCGTCAATCGCATCCCTCACAGAGACGGCAGGCGGGCGCGGCAGAAGGCGACGCCCAACGAGAACGGCGTTACCAAAGAACAAATTCCTTGTGGAATACTGGGGGCATAATGTTTGACCCAGACAAAATCACTAAAACGATAGGCATCGGCACCGCAGCGATAGCGTTCATTGGTGGCGGATATTCTTTGTCGGACAAGATTGGGTTCTTTAAGAAACCGATACTCGAATGGGCGCCCGAACATTTTTCTATTTCTAATGGACCGTCTGACGGGGAATTCAATGTCATTGCCGCCCGAAAGAAGTATCGCGATGATTGCTCGGTGGAAGACTTCTATCTTGAAGTCAGAGACAGCGCGTATGTCGTTCACAAGGCAACTCCATCAATCGCGAAGTTCAGTGGTCCCGCAGGCCCTGACATCGACAAATTTTCTTACACCATCAAAATAACCCCCGCTGGTAAGGTATCGAGCGGTAAGGCAACCTTGCTTGCCCATATCAAATACAAATGCCCAGAAGGCGAAACCGTGATAAACTATCCGAAACACAAGAACCTGACGTTCGAAATAACGAAAAGTGGAGCCGGGGAATGAGCCAGCTTTCCGACGATCTTCGTGCGCTTGGCCCCCGCGCAAAAAGAGAACTGATAGATCAACTGGCTGAAGCGGCTCCGGCTCTGATGGAAAAGTATGAAATCAACACGCCTCTGCGCCAGTGCCATTTCTGGGCTCAGTGGGCGCATGAAAGCGGCGGCTTCCGCTACATGCAGGAAATCTGGGGTCCGACGCCTGCGCAAGCTCGGTATGAAGGCCGCAAAGACCTTGGAAACATTCAGAAGGGCGACGGATTCCGCTTCCGTGGTCGTGGCCTTGCCCAGTTGACCGGGCGAGCCAATTACGCCGAAATGTCTAAAAAGATCGGCGTTGACCTAATTGCCAATCCTGATGAGGCGGCCAAACCCCCCATCGCGCTCCAGATCGCCTGTGAGTACTGGAAATCTCGCAAAATCAATGCTCTGGCTGACAAGGACGATGTTGTCGGAGTAACCAAAAAGATAAATGGAGGCACGAATGGCCTTCAAGACCGCAAGGCGCAGTTGGCTCTGGCTAAGAAAATGTGGGCTGACAATACGCCGGAAGACGCCCCGGTCCAGAAAGAAGAAAAGCCGGAAAAGACCATGCTTCAGAGTAAGCAGGGCAATGGCGCTATCGCAATTGGCGCAATTGGAAGCGTTGGAGCGGTCAAAGAAATCGCCCAACAAGCCCAAGAAGCCACAGACGTTTTTGGGCAAATTACGGGTCTCCTCAAAAATCCCTCATTCTTGATGATGGTTGCGATTGTCGTGATTGGCGGGGCAATTTGGTATTGGCGCAAAAAGAATTTGGAGGAGCATGGCGTATGATCGCTTTCCTTTTGAACCCTCTCGGGCGCTACATCATGATTGGCGGCGTGGTTATTGCCGTCATTTTCGGAGCCTATTACAAGGTCCGTTCTGACGCCATCAGGGAGGCCGCCCAGAAGGCTCAGGAAGACGTTATGCGGAGGACAAAAGATGCGCTGGATCGCGGCAATGCTGTTGACACTCGCCCTGAGCGGCTGCGCGACAATGACGGGCACCGTAGGGACTAACAAGGCGGTTTGTGGAGTTTGGCGGGACGTTTCTTGGTCTAAAAAGGATACCGACAAGACGATTGAGGATGTCAAAATCAATAATGCGCGGCGCGAAGGCTGGTGCCACGACGCTAAATAGATGCTAAAATAAGCGTTCAGGAGCGCAGAAATGACTACGGGCCTCTCTTATGCAGGAACAGTTGCTGGGACGACCAGCTACATCACGCAGATTGCGACGATGGCCGTGGTTGAGGAGACCAATTCCGAATTTTTGAAGATCCTGCCACAAATGATCACTTACGCCGAAAATCGGATGTATCGTGAGCTGGATTTTCTGTTTACTTCGGACACAACGACAAATTACGGGCTGACTGTCGGCAGCAGAACGATATCGGTCCCTGCGGACACATTCCCCAGCGGCACCTTGGTTGTGCCGGAGCAGATCAATTTGATCACGCCGGCGGGTGTTTCGAACCCTAATTTGGGCACTCGCGTGCCGCTTTTGCCGACGACGAAAGAGTTCTTGGACGCCGTTTATGGCGTGTCTACGTCGACCGGACAGCCGATCTACTGGGTGCCGTTTGACGATTACACTTTCCTTGTTGGCCCTTATCCTGACGCGAATTATACGGTTGAGCTTGTTGGAACATACCGCCCTGCAAGCTTGTCGGCGACGAACCCGACCACGTTCATCAGCCTGAATCTGCCAGATGTCTTCATCATGGCCTCGATGATCTATGTTTCGGCGTATCAGCGGAACTTCGGGCGGGCAAATGACGACCCGCAGATGGCCGTGACTTATGAGAGCCAGTATCAAGCACTGCTCAAGGGCGCCGCTGTTGAGGAGGCTAGAAAAAAGTTCGAGGCTTCTGGTTGGTCTTCGCAGTCTGCATCGCAGTTTGCTACGCCAAATAGGTGATCCTAAATGCCGCACGCCGCACTCAAACTTATCCCCGGCGTCGACCAAAACCGCACGCTTGCGCTCAATGAGGCTGCTCTTTCTACAAGCAATCTCATTCGGTTTGTCCCTGATCGTCAGAACGTTGGATTGCCACAAAAACTTGGCGGGTGGACAAAGTTTTATAACAGCAGCGTTAACTCAATTATTCGAGCCCTGTGGGCATGGGAGGACACAAACGGTCGTTCGTGGCTTGGCGTGGGCGCCGAACAGTCTCTTGATGTTATATTAACCGGCGCTCTTCAGAACATCACGCCTCAGACAACGACCGTAAATATTGCAGTATCTTTTGCGACAACGCTTGGCAGCTCTACAGTTACAATTAACGCGACGGGCAGCGGGCTTGATGCATACGATGTTGTAGATATCCGCACGCAAGTTTCAATTGGCGGTTTGATCCTGTTTGGACAATATCAGGTAATTCCGGCAACGGCTAATCAATTCCAGATTCAAGCAGTCGATGTTCTTGGCAGTCCTGTCTATGCAACATCAACAGTAGTTGCCCCCGGCGGTGCTGTTCCGCTCTTCAGCGTAACATCGGGAAGCGCGTCTATACAAGTTACCCTGAACAATCACGGTCTTCAGCCAGGTGATACATTCCCTGTTCTTGTTTCAACGACTGTCGGCGGAATTGCAATATCAGGGAGTTATACTGTTCTATCTTCGCCAGCACCTACAACCAACACATTTTACATTACAGGCCAGAATACGGCCTCCTCAACGACAAGCGGCAGCGAAAACTCTGGCAACGTCCAGATGATCTACTACAACGGTATTGGCCCTGTGGCAGCCAATAGCGGCTATGGCGTTGGCGGATACGGCACTGGTGGTTATGGGTCTGGCGTGGTTTCCCCATCCGGCTCCGGAACACCTATTACGGCAACAGACTGGACGCTCGATAACTGGGGCGAAATATTCGTTTCGTGCCCACTTAACGGGCCAATTTACACTTGGTCTCCGTCCGACAATTCACCCATCGCCGCGGTTATTGCGAATGCTCCTGTTGCTAACAGCGGAATGGTTGTTGCGATGCCCCAGCGCCAGATTGTTGCGTGGGGATCTACTTTTAACGGCATTCAAGATCTTCTGCTTATCCGCTGGTGCGATGTCGATGATTATACGACATGGGCCGCGCAGGTTACTAACCAAGCCGGATCGTTCCGCATTCCAAAAGGATCAAAGATTGTCCAATGCATCCAAGGTCCGCAGCAGACTTTGGTTTGGACTGATCTTGGTCTTTGGGCCATGCAATATGTCGGCCCCCCGTACGTTTACCAGTTCAACGAGGTCGGCACTGGTTGCGGACTGATTGGGCGAAAAGCCGCCGCATCTATGGGCGGCGGGGTTTACTGGATGGGCCAGAGCCAGTTTTTCAGACTGTCAGGCGCGGGTGTTGAACCCATTCGATGCCCCATATGGGACGTGATATTTCAAGATCTTGATACCAGCAATCTTGATAAGATTCGGATTGCTCCAAACTCAAACTTTGGCGAGATTTCTTGGTATTATCCGACGAAGAGCAACGGTGGCGAGGTCAGCCATTACGTCAAATATAACGTAATTCTTGATCAGTGGGATTTTGGCGCTCTTGGTCGCACCGCGTGGATAAACCAGAGCGTCCTTGGGCCGCCAATTGGCGCTGGAACAAACTATTACATTTACCAGCACGAAACCTCGACGGACGCTGATGGTCAGGCGATGGATTCGTATTTCCAGACTGGCTATTTCGCCATGACTGAGGCCGACATTAAGATATTCGTCGACCAGATATGGCCCGACATGAAATGGGGTTATTACGCCGGCGCTCAAAACGCGCAGGTGCAGATTACTTTCTATGTCGCGGATTATGCCGGTCAGACGCCGGTCACTTATGGGCCCTACACAATGACACAAGCAACGACATATATCACGCCGCGTTTTCGTGGAAGGCTCACGTCCATCAAGATTGAGAGCAATGATATTGGCTCTTGGTGGCGCATCGGGAATATCAGATACAGGCTTCAAACTGACGGAAAATTCTGATGCCAGCAAGTCTTGATGACATTCTGACCGCTCAAAAGAACGGCGTCATCGCGCTTAACAACATTCAGCAGGCGCTTGCGTCTGAAGTTGCGACCGTCACAACCGCCGTTGCAACGGCGTCGACTTTTGTCCTTGCTGGCAAGGGCAGGCTCCTGCGGTTCTCTGTCCTTGTGGCTGGAACGACAGTCGGGTTTGTCTATAACAGCGCCACGCCGACTGGTGGTGCGGCGTCGAATGCGCTCGTGGCTTGCCCGAATACGATCGGCATCTATGAGGCTGGGGTGGTGTTCGATTCGGGTCTTGTGATTGCGCCCGGCACCGGTCAGTCGGTCAGCATCACTTATCTTTTGGGGTGATCCATGCCGCTAAAAAAGGGAAAATCTCAGAAAACGGTCAGTTTCAATATTTCGGAACTTATTCACAGTGGCCGACCCCAGAAGCAAGCAATTGCGATCGCGCTTTCTACGGCTCGCAAAAAACGAGCGACGGGCGGTCCCTCTCCCGTGGAAGAGCCAACGCCTGCGCCAAATCAGGGCACGAATGTCCACACGGGGCCGATTCACAGTCAAGTCGCCGGGCGCACTGATCATCTCAACATGCACGTCCCCGGCGGCTCCTACGTCATTCCTGCCGACATTGTTTCGGCTCTTGGCGAGGGGAACACGATGGCTGGATTCAGGGCCGTCAAGATGATGTTCGACAAGGCCAAGGGGATGGCAGCCGGGGGCGGCGCGCCTTCTGGCGAGCCCATCCCGATCATTGCTGCCGGCGGCGAGTATGTTCTTTCGCCGGAGGAAGTAACGTGGGCTGGGGGCGGGGACATGGATATGGGACACCGCGCTTTGGATGAGTGGGTGAAGGACACTCGGGCTGAGTTAATTAGCACGCTGAAGAAGCTCCCCGGTCCAAAGAAAAATTAATTGGGTCTAAGGAGGGCCTATGTCTGAGCAGGAGCTGAAAGTTTGGGTTGGCAGGCCGGAGGATGTCGACGACATCATGGAGCTTGCGATGGCGGCGTGCGAGGAGAACGGCTTTGTGCAGCCGAACCCCATAAAACTTTTGAACGAGATTTGGCCTGCGCTGAATCGAGACAAGGGTATCGTGGGGATTGTCGGCGTGCCCGGAGAAAAGCCTCACGGGGCCATCCTTTTACGGGTAGGCGAGATATGGTATAGTAACGAGCCTATTCTTGAAGAGAAGGCGGTCTTTATTAGCCCAGACTACCGTGCCGCGAAGGGGGGTCGTGCGCGGAAGCTTTGCGAGTTCGGCAAGAAGGTTGCGGATGAGCTTGGCACGCCCCTTACCATCGGTGTCCTGTCCAACCATCGGACAGAAGGAAAAATTCGCATGTACCAGCGGATTTTTGGCGAGCCTTCTGGCGCATATTTTCTTTATGGATCTCGGACTGGCGCTTGTAAACAGGCTGCGGAGTAACTGACTATGGGCGGAAAAACAGCTACCACTACGCAAGCGGTGCAGATTCCGCCCGAAGTATTGGCGCGATACAACGCGGTCAACGCGCAGGCTCAAGCTGCGGCGGCGCAGCCTTTCCAAGCATATGGCGGCCAATTTGTTGCGCCTCTAACAGCCACGCAACAGGCGGGCATTGCGGCAACTTACGGGGCGGCAGGGGCCGCGGAGCCTTATTATCAAGCGGCGGCGGGGCTGACGGCCGCCGGCGCGGGGCCTGTTATGCCCGAACAGTTGCAGACGCAGCAATACATGAATCCGTTCACGCAGAATGTCGTTGAGGCAACGCAGCGTGCGCTGCAACAACAGCAAGGCCAACAGCGTTCACAGCAGCAGGCTGAAGCGATCAGGGGTGGCGCATACGGCGGCGATCGATCCGGCATTCAGCGCGCGGTCCTTCAGGGACAGCAAGGACTGGCGACGGCACAGGCTATTTCGCCCCTGTACCAGCAGGGCTATTCTCAGGCGCTGCAAACGGCGCAACAGCAGCAAGGTGTGGGACTACAGGCGCAACAGGCTAACCTACAGCGTGCGCTGGCCGCAGGGCAACAGTTTGGCGCACTTGGCACGGGGGCGCAACAGGCGGGCCTTGCTGGGGCTCAGGCGCTCCTGGGGGCAGGCACGCTTCAGCAACAAACGCAGCAGGCGGAATTGACGGCCAGATACCAGCAATTCCTGCAAGAGCGCGGTTATCCGTTCCAAGTTGCACAGTTCCTTGCGAACATCGCGATGGGCACTGGAGCCTTGTCCGGTTCTACGACCACGACGCAGCAGCCTGCGCCGTTCTTTTCTGACGAGCGCGAGAAGACCAATATCAAGAAATTGGGTAAGGGTCTTTACGCATACGATTACAAGGACGACGTCGAGGCTGCTCGGCGCGAAGGCAGGCCAATGCCGCCAAAGCGTGTCGGGCCGATGGCGCAAGACATTGAGAAGAAAAAGCCGGGTCTTGTTATCGACATCAATGACTACAAGGTTGTGGACCCCTCGCGCGACAGCATGGGCGGCGCGGTCATGGAGCCCGGGGCCTATGATCGCGGTGGTTATGCGGTAGGTGGCCTTGCGCCGGAAGATTTGCGTTCTATCATCCAGTCGCAAGCGCAGTTCCTTGGCCCCTACGGCGGTCAGGGAGGCCCTTATGGCGGACAGAAGCAGGGTCAGCCGGGATTTGTCCCTCAAGCGTCTCTCCCTGTCGCTAAACTTGTTACTGCAGGGGCTGTCCCGCAACAAAGCCCTTCTGGATTTCAGCAAATTATGCGAGGCGCTGAACAAATGCAGGGGCTTGGAGAGACTCTTATTGGCGACAAAGGATTGTTCGCTGAGAAAGGGCTTGCTGGAAAGGCCATATCTGGCGCGGAAAGTCTTGGTCGAAAACTTGGTCTTGGATCAGCTTCTCCCGCCGCTGCACCCCTCCCTGCTCAAGTTCCTGAGACTAGCAAATCAGAAAATACTTCAAGCAAAGAAGATATTACTGAGAATGCCCGAGGCGGCTTAATCCCGCATCATTACGCTGACGGCGGCATGCCCTACGACGGTGATCCTATGTTGGCCGCCGTCCTGCAAGAAGGCAAAAACGAAATTCGCCGGCTTCCCACGCCCGGCCAAGCGCCGGGAGCGCCAAAGGGCCTTGGGTCGGAAATCATGGACGCCGCCAAACTTGGATCGAGCCTCTATGGCCTCGGCAGCACGGCTGCGTCCGGTCTTAGCAGTCTTTCTAAGTTCCTGCCTATGCTGCTTTTGAAAGACGGAGGCCTTGTTCCAAGAACAGGATTCCAAGAAGGCGGCAGTGACACAGGGATGCCGTCAGATGACGAGCTTGCAATCCGCACTATGCTTTCTGAAGCTGGTCGTGGGCGCAGGGGAGAAATCAACCCTCAAGAGGCTCTTGGTATTGGCGCTGTTATTGTGAACAGGGCTAGATCTCGTGGGCTTTCTCCGGGAGACGTTGTGCTTCAGAGAGGACAGTTTGAACCTTGGGCGCGTCCGGGTGGCGATAATGACCCCATGAAATGGGATACATCTAGCCCCGCATATCGGCAAATGGCTGAGTACTGGGCGAGGGCAAAAGCCGGAGAAGATCCTACGGGGGGCGCAACTCATTTTTATGGTCCAGCGTCTCAGGCTGCGCTTGGCAGGGCGGCTCCGGACTTTGCTAGGGCTCCGGGTCTGCAATTTGGCGCAACAAGTTTCCATCGTGGTGAAGACATTCCGGACGGACAACCGCGTCAAACCCCAATGCTCTATAACGCTGTTCCGGCGCAAAGAGGCCAGCCTGAAGAAGGCGGTCTTGGCGCTGTTCCGGCGCAAAGAGGCCAGCCTGAAGAAGGCGGTCTTGGCGCTGTTGCCCGAGCAATCTTGCCAACTACGAGAAGTGCGACCGGCGAAGAGAGCATTAACTGGAAGCAGATATTGATCCCTGCCTTGTCTGGTCTTGGCGCGATGGCTTCTTCGCCAAGCCGCTATCTGGGTTCTGCTATTCTTCAGGGTATTGGCAAGGGCGCTGAGTCTTATGCAAACCTTGAGAAGCAGCAGGCCGACATTGGACAGACGCAAGCACAGACCGAGCGCCTTGGCGAGTCGTCCGCTGAAATTCGCCAATTGATGGCTAAGGGTGATATTTTCATAACGCCTAATGGACAACAAATGGTCCTACTTCCGGGTGGTGTTCAAATTTCATATGGAGAATGGCTCAAACGCGGCAAACCTCCAACTTTGTCTACGTCTCGTTTTGGGCCATACACACCTCCGGATGCGCAGCCATCTACGGGCACGCAAGGAGCGCCGGGGGCGGAGACCGTCTCGCCGCCTGATCTTCCGAAGCCGCTTGTGTCTCTTGCAGACGCCAACGCGGAAAGAGCACAGCGCGAAGGCCCAAAGGTTCTAGCTCAAGATCCAACCAACAATCCATTTACTGTAACCACGCAGCGTGCGGATGCAGCAAGAAACGACATGCCGCAGACATTGCAATATGCTCGTTCTCTTGCCGATCTTCCCGCTAATTACAGTGGGCCTGTTCCTGCGCAAATAATTACGCCGCTCATTCAGAAGGTGAACTCTCTTCTGGGCGCGGTTGGCGTTCCGCAAATACCTCAGACTGGAGAGTTCGTCGCAGCCAAGGAAGTCATTGATAAAATTTCAGTCGGCCTTGCTCGCGCAAGACAAGTGGGGACAAGTGGAGCTGTCGCCGAATTTGAGGCTCTTTTGCGCGCTGTTCCGACCGATTGGAATAGCAAGCTTGGTCAATCGCAGCTTGTCTCGAACATGCTTGCCGAGCAGCGCATGGCTCTAGAAGAAGATAAGGCATATAATGCCTACCGCAATTACATTGAGAAAAAGTACGGTTTGCAGGGCAATGAAAGCCAGTATGCCGGTCGTGGTCTTCGTCAGGCATTCTTGGAGCAATATCAGCCGCAGTTCCAACAAGACAAAAAGATACTTCAGCATATGTTCTTGAATGAGTTTAAGGACAAAGAAGGTAAACCTGCGCTGGTTATGAAAGACGTAAATGGCGAAATGAAGCCTGTTAGCGTATTGTCATATCTTATCCAAAACGCGGGTTCTCCGGGTAACGATAGAATCAGGAAAGCGTTGGAAGCCCAATATGGCGCCAATAACGTCCAGCGCATTCTAGGATACTTTGGGAGACAATAAGATGGCTGGAACTCCTGAAGATTTTGGCGAACTCTCTATTGGCCCTTCTGGTAGTTTTTCTCAACCTGTCGGGAAAGAAGCCGACATTGGAGAGATTGGGATTGGGCCAGTTGGCGCAGCTCCAAAACAGCCAGCTCAAGAAAAAGTTGCGGGGCCTATCGCCGGCGTAGGTACTCCGCTTCAGCCGATCGGCAAGGGAGAACCTGCGGATATTGGCGTTGGGGAAATGCTGTCTCAGGCATGGCGCTCTGCCCCAAGCAGTGCATTGGAGTTTGGCAAATCGCTTGCCCAGCCATTCCTACATCCCGTGGATACGGCGCAGGCTATTGGTGCGCTTGGCAAAGGCGCATATTCCAAGGCTGCCGGCGCGCTTGGCGTTGAACAGAAGCCCGAGCAAAAGGCTCAGGATGAAGCCGCAATTAACGCCCTTGCCGATTTTTACCGTGATCGATACGGCAGTGTCGCGCGGTTCAAACAGGCATTTGCAAAGGACCCTATTGGTATCCTCGCCGATGCATCTACGGTCCTGACAGGTGGTGGCTCTTTGGCTGCCAAGGCTCCCGGCCTGCTTGGCAAGGTTGGAGAAGCAACGGCTGCTGTAGGCCGAACTGTTGATCCAGTAGCAGCGGCCCTGAAAGTCCCCGCTGTTGCTGCAAAAGGTGTCTCAACGGTTCTCAATGTTCCGCTTTCCCTTCAAAGTGGTTCGTCGTTTCGGTCACTTCAACAGGCCACAAACGCTGGTCTAACCGCAAATCCTGTATTCATGGAGCACTTGGTTGGATCAGTCCCGCCGACCGAACTTGTTCGTCGTGTCAATGACGGTATTTCAAAAGTCGCGCAACAGCGCAGTGCCGAGTATATGGCCGGCATGGGGAGCATTGCGTCGACAAAACCATTGCCGTTTAATAAAGTTGATGATGCGCTAAGGGCCGCGCAATCGATTGCGTATCATAAGAGTTCGGTAGTAAACCCCGAAGCGGCTGTAATTTTGCAGCGCATGGGAAATATTGTTTCCAGCTGGAAAAACAATCCTCAAATGATCCACAATATTGAGGATTTTGATAAACTAAAACAGGCTCTTCGCAATACGGGCTACGCCGAAACATACAAAGGAACACCTGCGCGCAAAATTGTCGATGATATTGCGAATGCAGCAAAAGATACGATCCCTGATCGGCGTTACGCTGAGATCATGGAAAATTATCAGCGTGCCACTCAAGAGTTAATTGATTTGAATAAAGAGTTAACCGCGCGCGGCGGTTCATCCTTGACGCAGATCAGAAAGATATTGCGGTCACAGGATACAAGGGCGAAGGGGGATCTGATCAAACGTCTCGAAAAACTTGATCCCGATCTACCTTACGCAATTGCTGGCGTCGAACTTAACCCGCTTATTCCGCAAGGCATCCGGGGCCAGATTGCGGGGATGCTTGCCACTGGTTCGCTGGGGGGTATTGCAGCTCTTGTTGCTCACCCCGCACCTCTTGCTGGTCTAGCCTTTTCATCTCCCAAGATTGGCGGCATGACTGCTTACGGAATTGGCCGCGCTGGTGGCCTTCCTTCGCGCACTTATCAGGTTCTTCCAGCCCCGCAGATGCTGGGACAGGCTGCAGAGGCAGCTCGCATCACTGCTCCAGAAGATCGCCCTGCTCGCGCCACCGGCGGCGCGGTGAACTTGAAGGCTTTGGCTAACGCGGCGCGCAAGGCTGTGACCAAAAGCACCGAGGATCTTCTCAAGACGCCGGACGAGCACGTCGTGAAGGCGCTTGAAATCGCAAATCGTCACATTTGAGGGCTTGGAAATGACTTCCTCGTACACCACGAATAAGATTATTGAAAAGCCCGGATACAATGATTACGCGAGCAACCCGACGGGATGGTCTGGTCCGATCAACTCGGACTGGGACATTATTGACAAGGGTTTTGGCGGCGTCTTGTCAAAGAATGCCACAGGCTCTGTTGGAACGGTCAACCTGACGAGCACGGAAACGCAGAACCTGATCTTCAACATTACCGGCGGGATGACCGGGAATGCGATCTACACGCTCCCGACCAATAGCGCAGCCACCGGCATCGTTGGCGGACAGTGGATCGTCTATAACAACACGACCGGCAATTATACCGTTACCGTCTCGCCAGTCTCCGGCGGCGGGTCTTCGGTAATCTGTCGTCAGGGCGTTCGTACCTGCATCTATTCTGACGGGACAAACATCGCATTGGCGGATGACCGCGCCTCGCCGGGTGGCTCGAATACTCAGCTCCAATACAACAATGCAGGCGCCCTTAGCGGTTCATCGAAGATGACCTTCGACGGGACCACGACCACGCTCGACTCGCTCGTCGTGACAAACAACGCTGCGACAGGGGGACAAATTGTTTGTTTGAGCACAATTACAGACTTTATAGGTAACGTCAGAACCATTCCCGCAAACGCAAAGACAACGGCCTACGTTCTTCTTTCGTCGGACGCCGGCAAATTCATCAGCATTACGACGGGCGGCGTAACGCTCAATACCAGCACATTCACCACTGGTCAGAACGTCACAATTTATAATAACAGCGCCAGCGGGCAAACAATCACACAAGGCGCTGGCGTTACGCTTCGACAGGTTGGAACAGCATCAACGGGCAATCGGACTCTTGCTCAGTATGGCCTTGCGACGATCTTGTGCGTCGGCACGGAAACCTATGTCATTACGGGCGGGGGTCTGACCTAATGTCCATCTACAACCTGCTCTGCGGGATTGGCGCAATTCAGGCTTCTCCCGGAACGCTGGTCAACACACAAGAGTTTACTGCGACCGGGTCTGGGGCATGGACCAAGCCCGGCAATGCTTCGTATGCCATCATTGAGATATGGGCCGGTGGAGGTTCCGGGGGCATGGCATACAATGGAAATACTTATTCGCAAGGGGGGCAAGGCGGCTCATACGTTCGTTATCAGGCAAATATGTCTGATATGGGTGCAACCGAAAATCTATTTATCGCTGCCGGGGGCGCTGCCGTACAAAGCAATGGCTACTCGGGCCTCCCCGGTGGTTTTTCTTGGTTTGGCGAAGCCGTGTGGGCCAAGGGCGGATATGGAGGTCGCGGCCAATTTACGGCAGCGACAGCCGCCGCGAGTTACACGCCCACAGTCTCGCGTCCGTGGACATTGTTATCAAGCGAAGCAGGCGCAGATGGCGGTTATGGCGCCGCTGGTTCAAATGCAACATACGCCGGCGGTGGTGGCGGTGGCGCGTATAATGGGACTTCCTCCTTCTTCGCTGGGGGGACGTCAACATATGGCGGCGCTGGCGGCGGAGGACCAGCAAATGCAAATGCAAATGGCACGTCAGGCACACAGCCCGGCGGCGGTGGCGGCGCAGCAATTTGGGTTGCCTTTTCTGGCGCTGGCGCCAACGGCAAAATTATCGTCAAGAGTTATGCGTAGGCAAAACGTAACACATAGCCGCGTGCTCTTCGCAATATGAGCGGTAACGCATGTTTTTGCCACAGTAGAGCGCACCCCGTCGTTGATCTTTCCCGACAATGTAGCGGCAGGATTTTGGCGTCAATTGCATGATGTCGATATTTGTTTTAGCGGGCCCGAAGTTAAAAACGAATTGCTGAATGGGATCAAACGTCACGTCTATGACTGTTCTTTTTGCTTCTCTGCGTTCCCCCCATTTGCGATTCTCCCGTCTGCGCTTCTCCCGTCTGCTTTCCGCTTTGACTTGAATTTTTTTTACGCGTTGAGGTTTCTCAGTTAGTCCGCGAAGGAATACGCCTGCCTTACGGAGGCGCGATATTTTGCCCATGATTGCGCTTCGAGTGACATGGAACTCGCGAGCAATTTCCCCAGCGCTCTTTTTATCGTTCCAGAGTTCAATTATGCGGTTGACTGTTTCATCGTCCATAGTCATAATAATCTCTCCTAGTCGTTTCACCTTGTTGCGACGGGAAACCCTGAAAACTCAACTCGCCTCGCTTGCCTTCATGGCGGCGAGGCGTTTTTGGTATTTTCTTACGCCATGCAGGCATGTTGTATGATCCCGCCCGCCTAAGATCATTCCAATGCGCGGGAAAGACATGCCTAGCTGGCGTAGCTCCCACATGATTTCATGACGGATTCCAACAAGCCGCCGCTCGCGGCTCGCGCTGATGATTACGCTTACCGGCAAGTTGTATTTCTTCGCTATTTCAGAAACCTTTGATTTGCCGGGCAGAAAAAGTGACGCAAACGTCTGATCAACAGATTGACGCATTTTTCTATACGCTTGTTCTTCAAGTTCTTCACGTGTTGGGGCGGCCATGATATGCGCATCCTTTTTTTGATCTTCTATCTTTTCTTGATGCGTTGAACTGGTAATGCGTTGACGAACCATTTTGTAATGATTCTTAAATTCTTCGATTGTCTGCATCTGAGTTCCCCCGCCAACGATTGATTTTCTCTTTGTGCTCTGGCCACAGATCGATGAGCACGACCACGCTAATGACCAAACCAGTGACCGCTGCGAATGCCCCGCACAGGCAGATAATAGCTATGAGGAAACCCGCCACGAAATCACCTCATAGCTAGACGGACATAATCCCGCTTGTATGTCTCAGAGCGTCGGGCAAGGCGACGGTTCCAGCCACCTACCCCTGCAACATGACACGCCGCCATCTGCGCGTGGGTTTTGACGCCGGAGCGGATGCACGCGGCCATATGCGCAACGCCAACGCGCGCGCCATAATCGCACTCATTGAGCCTCTTGGGGTCGTATCCCAGCGCACGAGCAGACGAGGGTAGCACTTGGAGTACGCCTCTCGCATGACCATGACGTGTTCTAGGGCCGACCGCAGCGCAGTTGTACGAGCTTTCGATTTTTGCGAGTTTGAGTGCCGAATCGACCCACTGCGAGCCAAGGCGCGCTTGGGCTTCGCGTGCAACAATTCGCGCGACTTCCTGTTTTTTGGTTGGCATGCGCTTGGGCAACGTGCCGTAAGGGTTAGAGGCCTTGTTACCAAGCGTCCCCGTCCAGTTGTTTGCTTTGTCACGGGCAAAGAACTCCGCTGAAGACATATCTGCAAGCGCAGGTGTTGATAAAATCAACGCGGCTGCAATGATTGTCTTTTTCATAATTGCACCATCCACCTTATCATAAGCAGGACTGTCACGCCGATACAGATCAGCGTGACAATCGCGCAGCCCATGTCACTATTTTGTGCGTTTATAATCTTGGCCAAAGCCGTAGCCGTAGCCGGTGCCAGAGCCGGTGCCGGTGCCGGTGCCGGTGCCGTCGCCGTCGCCAAAGCCAGAGCCAGAGCCAGAGCCGTCGCCAGAGCCGTCGCCAAAGCCAGAGCCAGAGCCGTTGCCAAAGCCGGCGCCAAAGCCGGGGCCAGAGCCGTAGCCGGTGCCAGAGCCAAAGCCGGGGCCAAAGCCGGTGCCGGTGCCAGAGCCGGCGCCAGAGCCGTAGCCGTAGCCGTAGCCGGTGCCAGAGCCAAAGCCAAAGCCGGAGCCGGTGCCGGAGCCGTCGCCGGAACTATCTTTAGCGGGATTGTATTCGGAGAAGGGCATCACGCCCATTTTACACTCCCAATACTGTTAACGCATTCAGGGGTGCAGTCGATGATGGCGCAGGCTCCAATTACAATACAGCGCGATACAGGACCAGAAAATTTGCTTTCTTTCGCGTTGACACCATGCGTTGCGCAATCGAGCAGCGTTCCGCCCTTCGCGGCTTTCCACGCCCACATTTGACGCGCATCACGCAGGTGCACCTCGCTGCCCCGATATCCAAGCAAATACCCAAATTGCACGCCAGCGTCGCGACTGCGAACAATTACCGCGCGTTCGTCGCCGCTGATCAGCGTTGGTTTGGGTTTAACGGCTGGCTTTGCGCCAAACATTGCCGCAATTTGCTTCAGTTCGTCATAAGTAAGGTTATTTATCATAACATCCATCCTCATTCCGTGCGTTCATGGTAGTTAGGCGCGAGGCGCGAGGCCACGACCTTGATGTCATCCTCGACAGCGACAGCGATGCTGCTGAACTGCTGCGCAAACTGTGCGCCAAACGCCAAATAATTTATGCCGTCAACGTAGTGGTCCGACTTCGCGCGGCTTTCCTGCAAGCGGGCAAGCTTGTTGGCGTGCAGGATCATCGCAACATCGTACTTGCTGATCGGCTTGTTCAAGATGATCGAAGCCAGATCGGCGCTGCGTTGGAAACAGGCGTCTTCAGGTCCGTATTCCTTGCCGCGTTCATTTAGTAGACCTGCGGCCTCCTTCAATACTTCACGATGGTTCATTCTATCCTCCTTGCTGATTAGCTAGTTTCACTTTGCCTATATGGCGCTGGTTCAATATTGTCTTCCCTACGGAAAAGAAACTGCCGGTTTCATCCCTGTAGAACTCTTCGACAATAATGAAGTCTTGTTGATTCAGAACGTGCTCTATGTCCTCGATGGTTTTCGCAGGATGCTCCGCAATAATCTGATGCACAAATTGTTGCTGGGCATTTCGATCCTTCAAGCGCACAGGCATGTTCATTGTTATGATAAATTTCATCACATCTCCATTTCTAAGCCGATTAACAATTCCATAGGTGGATGCCTTTGTCAAGGGGCTTTACTTCAGGGCCTTAACGCCTTCAAGAGGGCGCTTTGCGTTCTATCTTTCATGTTAAGCACATTCAATACACGTTCATCGATTGTGCCTGCAGATACAATGTGCAGAATGCGCACGACGTTCATCTGCCCCTGCCGATGCAGGCGCGCATTGAACTGTTGATACAGTTCCAGCGACCACGTTACGCCGAACCAGACAATGACGTTTCCGCCAAGCTGGATGTTGATGCCATGTCCGCCGGAGGCAGGATGTGCAAACAATAATTTTATTTTGCCCGCATTCCAATCGTCAATGGTTTGTTGTTCTTTATCAAGCACCCGCCCTTGCGGAAACCGTTTCAGCAGTCGTTCCAGATCGAACTTGTAATTATAAGCGACCAGCAAATTCTCGCTTGGATTGTCCTCGATTATCTCGGCAAGACGATCAAGTTTCTCGGCGTGGATCTCTGACCAGTTGCGGTTCTCGTCAGTGTACATTCCGCCATTGGCGTATTGCAAGAGCTTGTTGGCGAGCACCGCCGCCGTCATTGCTTCTACGACTTCTCCGTCCGGCAGTTCCGCCAACAAACTCTTCTCGAACTTTTTGTACGCCGACAGCGCCTGCGCGGGCATTTCAACGCGCTCAATCAAATCAATGCGATCAGGTAAATCCAGATAATCAGCCGCGCTCATGTGAATCACATGCGGCGACATCAGGTCATGGATTTTTTGCGCAGAGCCCTCGCGCAGCGTCCATTTGTAACCCATATAGTCGCTCTCGAAAAAACGCTGTTTGTAGGCCGTCATTGTGCGTCCCAGCGCCTGCCCGAAATCTACCATGTACATCTGCGCCCAAACGTCGAGAAGTCCGTTCGGCGACGGCGTACCTGTCAGGAGCACGACATAATTAGTGTAGGGCAGTATTTTACGCATGGCGCGGAAACGCTTCGAGGAAGGATTCTTGAATGACGAGCTTTCGTCAATCACGACCATGTCAAAGGGCCATCTGGTTTTGTAGAAATCAACCAACCAGTCGACATTTTCTCGGTTGATGACGTAGACCTCCACATCCTGCTGAAGCGCTGCAAGGCGTTGTTTTTCGCTGCCAGTGCAGACACTAATACGCAGGTGATTCAAATGCCGCCATTTCAGCGCCTCTTGCGCCCAGACGCTGTTGGCGACGCGCAGTGGGGCGATAACGAGCACTTTGCTTACGACCGCGCCGCCGGTCAGGTCGGCGATGGCGGTGAGCGTCGAGGCGGTCTTGCCTAGACCCATTTCGAGGAACAGGCCGCAGCGTTGCCGCTTGATGATAAAATCGACCGAACGGTTCTGATAGTCATGCAGATCAGTACGGGAAAGCATGCACATCATCCATGTTGTCGATCACGCGCACCTCGCAGCCCAGCGCGCGGCGGCGCTCATGGTCACGGCGCTGCGTCTCGGTCGGCTCGTTGCCGGGCGCCTTCAGCTCAACAAAAATGATCCTGCCGCCGGGCAACGTAACAATACGATCCGGCACACTGCGGCGACCGGGCGACACGAACTTCTCGCACAGGCCGCCCAGTTCCTTCACGCGGTAGACCAGCGCCATCTCGATCTGCTTCTCACGCATCGGAGAGGCTCATGAACTCTTCAATGAAGGCTTGCGCGAGGGGCGCG